AGTACAAAGTCGTCTACCTTATATACTACTACTCATGGTCCATGCTCACTACTGTGCACCCTACCCTAAATGACCATGTGTATGAGATGAGGCCAACAGGTGTTGTCCATATTGTATGACATCACTTTATTCTAGAACCTTCTACTTCATTCTTCTAAGTCTTGTGATCAGTCTTGTGACTACACCATCAGCTTGTGACTGATGTGACAGCGTGACAGATAACCCTAACCCAAGTTGTTCTAAAAATAAAATAAAGTGAAAAGAGAAAATAAAAATTAAGTCCACCATCAACGATCTTGATATTACTTCCCTCTTAAGATTTCTCCTCTGGAGAAATGTCCTGTTCTCCAATCTCTTCTTCTTATCCTCTCGTTTTCTTCCTCCATCTTTGCTTCTATCATCTCCAAATGCTTATTTTTGTCTATCTTTCTATCTTTCTTCCACTTCTTCCAATTCTTTTCCAATTTATTTAGGTATTCTTCCTCAAATTTTCGATCATCCCACCCATACAACAACTTCGCCATATACTTTCCTGGTAACTCCATCCTTCTATATTCATCAACTTCTCCCTCCTGTCGTCTAATTTCTACTCTTCCTCGTTCAAATTCTTCAATCAACTCTGTATTTTTTAAATTTTCTCTTCTTTCCCAAGTATCTCCTTCTGCCATAAAGCCCTTCCACCGTATCAAATACTTTACTACTCCCCTCATCATTTTCTTATTCAATATCTTTTCCACTTCCCATTCCTCTACCCCTTCTACTTCAATCAGTTTCCCTTCCTCTTTCTTTTGTTCCTTCATCTGCTCTTTATACCTCACAATCCAGCTAACATTTACTACCAGATGAATCCTCATCAAACTCGGCAATCGTAATTTTACCGCGTTTGAGGACACCACTTCTTCTATCGCATAAGGTCCCACATATCTCTCTATCAACTTTTTACTTGGTCTTTCTTTAAACACTAAGTTCTTAGTGCTCAATAATACTCGATATCCCTTCTTCCATTTTTCTGTCTCTTTCCTTCCCCTATCTGTGTACCTCTTCATCTCTTCCTGGGTTTTCTTCAATGCTGCCTCCACTTCTTTGTGAACCTTCTTCATTCTTTCCACAAACTCCATTGCTCTCTCCACTTTTCCTTTCCTCCTAATGTCCCCTCCCATTCTCATTTCTTTTCCATGATTTGCCATAAATGGTGAAACCTTTGTCACCATATGTACCTTGTTGTTTATCACAAATTCTGCTGCTGCTATCCACTCCAGCCAATCTTTCTGTCTGTGTTCAATAAAGAACTGGAGGTATTGCTCTAATTTCTGATTCATCCTCTAAGTTTGTCCATCTGTTTGTGGATGGAACGTGGTTGACAATTTTGTTTTGATTTCCAACATTTTGTTTAGCTCCTTAGTCAATTCTGCTGCAAACTGTGGTCCTCTATCTGACACCACGCTTTCCAGTAACCCATGCAATTTCCATACATTGTCCTGGAACAATCTTGCTAACTCTTCAGCTGACATTCCCTCTGTCGTTGCCACAAAATGCGTCATTTTTGACAACCTATCACATACTACTAACACTGCATCCTTCCCTGCTACCACTGGTAGTTTCGTAATGAAATCTACTATTAAGTGTGACCAAGGTTTCTTTGGTACTTCACTCAACTTCAACTTCCCTGCCGGTTCCTCTGTCCTATTTTTCATCCTCTGACATAAATCACACCCTTCCACATATTTTCCCACATCTCTTGTCACACCCAGCTACCAATAGTTTCTCGTCACCAATTCCACTGTTTTCCATCTTCCTCCATGTCCTGCTGTCGGCACATTATGGTGTAACCAGATTACCTCCGCTCTTAGTTCTTCATCCTTCAGTACATATACCTTTCCCTCTTTTAATACTATATCACCTTCAATTTTCCACTCATTTCCTCTTAACTTCTTAACTCCCACCTTTTTCATCTCCTCTACTACTCTAATTACATCTTCATCCCTACTTCTTGACTTTTTTATTTTTTCTACTAAATCTACTTCTAGTCCTTCTATTACTACTTTATACATACTTCGAATCCAGTTGTCCTTAATAAATATTTGATTGTCATTGTCTCTGTCTACCCCTACTTTCTAGTCTGCTCTTCGACTAAGTCCATCTGCTTTCCCCATCTTTGATCCCGCTACATGCTTCAGGGTAAAATCAAACCAAGACAAATATAAAGCCCATCTGGCTTGTCTTCTGTTCAACTTTTATGCCTTCATGAAGTATTCTAAATTCTTATGATCGGTCCAGATCTCGAATTTGCACTGTGCTCCCTCCAGCAAATATCTCCACGCTTCTAGTCCTCTCACGATAGCTAACATCTCCTTATCATATATTTCATAATTTCTCTCTGTCTTATTTAATGACTTTGAGAGAAAGGCCACTGGCTTCCACAACCCATCTTTGCACTCCATTGATAACACACCTCCCATCACATAGTCCAATGTATCTACTTCCATCCTCATTTTTTTGTCAATATCTGGAGCTGCCAATACTGGCTCCTTTGTAAATCGTTCCTTCAACTCCTGAAATGCCTTTTCTTGTCTTTCTGTCCAATCCCACTTTTTATCCTTTTTTACTAAGTCATATAATGGCCTTGCCACTGTTGCAAATCCTTCTATGAACCGACGATAATAATTTGCCAATCCCAAGAATTTCTGAACGTCTTTGACACACTTTGATGTCGGCCATTCCAAAACTCCTTTTACTTTCTCCTTCTCCATCCTAATTTCCTCTGGTCCTATTACCACACCTAAAAATTCTACCTCCCTCACTTTCCACTCACACTTCTCCAGCTTCACATATAGATTATTCTCTTCCAATCTCTTAACCACTTCCACTACCAACTCATCATGTTCCTCCTCTGTTTCTGTCCCCACTATCACATTGTCGATAAATACTGCTACTTTTCCTGTATTGATTAGATCCCTCAACAACTCATTCATCATAGCCTGAAAAGTTGCTGGGGAATTTGTCAACCCAAAAAACATAACAGTAGGTTCAAATGACCCTTCCGGTGTCATGAACGCTGCCTTCCACTCATCCCCCTCCTTGATTCTCATGTTGTTATACCCCTACCTCAAGTCCATCTTCATGAACAGCTTCTTTGTCCCAATATTTTCTAAGACATTGGATATCAAAGGGAGTGGATAATTGTTCTTTATCGTCCACTCATTCAAATACCTATAGTCTTGTACCATCCTCTTTTTGCCATCTTTCTTCCCTACAAAGAACACTGGTGCCATTTGCAGTGACTTTGACGGCCTGATATAACCCTTCCTCAACTGTTCCTTTATGAATTCCCTCACCTCCTCTCTTTCTTCTCTTGACAAAGAGTATACCTTCCCCTTCCGTGGTATGAACCCTTCCTTCACATCTATCGCATGATCCCATATTTTTCTGGTTGGCATTCTCTCTGACTGTTTCTTCCCAAATACTTTTATCCACTCATGAAACTTCTCCGGTACTAACTTCTTAGCCTCTGCTTCTGATTTTGCCGCTTCCTCCTCCTCATCCCATACCTCCCACTCCTCTGCTACTTTCCTTACTTCCATCGTTTTTCCTTTCTTTACCTTTTTCTTCTTTTTCTCCTTTTTCCTCCTTTTTCCTGCTTCTTCCTTTGCTTCCTCTTCTTTCTGCTTCTCTCACCCTGATTTCCCTTGTACAGGTCTCCACTGCTTTCCACACTCCTCTGGACATCTCATCATCTTAACCTCCCCTGTTCTCCAATCGATCTCAGGGTTGTGGCAAGCTAACCATGGCATCCCCAAGATCACCGTCCATTTTTGTCCCCCAATCACATCTATCTCCGTCCTCTCCCTATGTCCCTGATAATAGATATTTACTTCCACAGTATTTTCTATCAGCCTTTCTTTGTTAAATGACCCATCCACATTTCTTACATTCATAGCCTTTCTAGCTTCTTTAACTTAAAGCCCTGTTTTCTTGCAAATTCAGAGCTCATCATCAATTCCATTGCTCCACTATCCAACAACGCTTCCACCATTATCCCCTCTTGCGTATCAATTCTTTCTAATCCTATTTTCACTGTCACTTCCCTCAATATCTTTCCCTCTGTCTTTCTTACTTCTTTTTCCTCTGATTTGGGTGCATCAGCTTTTATTATCGTGGCTAATACACTGTATTTATTCTGAGAATCTAGTCGAGGAATTCTAGACTCTCTTCCACTTTTAAATTGTTCACATTGTTCATAATTTCCTTGATTCTGCCCCCTCCATACTCTACTCTCCTATTCTCCACCATTCTTTCTCTCTGACCCCTATTCCTGCAATGGCGGGCCATGTGCCTGAATCTCCCACATGCATAGCAATTCCTTCCTCTATCTACTTCCATGGCATAGGGGTTCCATCTAGGAGGTGCCCCCATATTCTGCCCTACTCCTACTCCTGATTCTATCACCACTATCACATTCGTTCTCTCCACTCCTTCCATCGGAGCAGGCCCTGTTGTTGCCTGCTGAGGAGGCATTTGCCTCCTTTGCCACACTAGTGGTCATGGCATTATCTGTCTTTCCTGCTTCTGTACTCCTCCTCCTCTCCTCTTCTTTTCTACTCTCCCTCTAGTTTCTATCAAGGGCCGTTGCCCTCTTGTACCATTGTTCTATGGAGGCTGGCAGGTTTTCTGCCTCCATCAACTTTCTCCTTATTCCTCTGTTCATTCTCCTCTTGAACTCCTCCACCAATGGTCTCCCCTCATACCCACTTTCTCTTGCCACTCTCTTAAATTCTTGAACAAACTCTTCCATTGTCCTTCCTCCTTGCTCCAGTTTCCTCAGCTCTACCACCTTCATTGACTCTTCTTCTCCTCCCCCGAATTCCTTTTTTAAGCATGTTAAAAAATCTTCTGCTGACTCATATTCCACTTCTCCTGCCTCCAATTCCTCCATCACGTTTTCTTTCCACACGTCCGCCGGCCCTCCCTGCACATATGACAAAACCCATTGAACTTGTTCCTCCACTGTTGCTCCTCTCAACTTCATTCTCAAAAACAATCTACATGCCGTGATGAATTCCCCTACCTTTTCTGCTTCTTTGTTAAAAATGGCCAGTTTGGCCACCTCTATGTTGGGTCCTACGTTAGACCCTATTACTGCCCCTCCTGTTCCTGCTCTTCCCTGCGCTGCAAGCAGGGCCTGTATTTGTGCCTGCATCACAGCCAACTGCTCCTGCTGCTGCCTGATGATTTCATGTAAGTTTAATTAACTCATGTTGTATTGGGGTGGAGAATCAATAGGGAAAGGTGATGATAAAGGTGGTGGTGTAGGGGGTGAGGATGTGTATAATGGTAAAACTGAGCCTGTGTTGGTCTCAGTGTCGGACTCGTATTCCGAAGATGAAATAATCTCGATATGTGATAGTAGGCCCTCTTCAAGTCCTGCCTACACAATTACTGACTACTTGTCTACTAACTACTGCCCTAAGAGAAGGTGTAAATGATTTTGGCTTAAGAAAGCCATTCTACTCTAAGCAAGTGTTTTAAGAACAACCTGCTGTCTCTTTGCATAGACACACCACAAGGGGATGTGTAGCATAAGGCTGATAAGTAAAGAAAGTATAGATCATGTCCACAAAAGGTGATACGTCTGAAAGACACCAGTGGGCTTTGGTGTTAACAAACAGCTAAGCTTCCCCTGCTCAACTAGTATATCCCTTATGCCTAGGGTTTGGCAATTCTTCTTGACTAAAGGCCAGTGTTGACCTTCAGTCGAGGATGATAAGAAGTAAGAGGTTTGGAAGACTAGTGTTAAGTGGTCACAAGTGTGAATCGAGTTCTAATGTTATGAACTAAAGTCCTTAGAGTCAGACAATAGAACAACTCTTGTATTGAGTAATACAAGAGAACTCAATAGAGTTCTTAGTACAAAGTCGTCTACCTTATATACTACTACTCATGGTCCATGCTCACTACTGTGCACCCTACCCTAAATGACCATGTGTATGAGATGAGGCCAACAGGTG